AAATAATATTTCTTGACCATATCTCCATAGTTGTCTCAGGAATAAGTGATGGAGACGAAAGACGTACTATAGATAATTTAATGACTATGCTTCGTAAGCTAGTTGAAGAAGTTAAATGTACTATGTTTGTCGTCTCCCACCTAAAAAGACCTGAAGGTAAACTTGGACATGAAGAAGGAGTTCAAACTTCATTATCACATTTAAGAGGAAGTCATTCACTTGCTCAGTTAAGTGATGGTGTTATTGGATTTGAAAGAGACCAACAAAATGAAAGTCAGTCAAACATTATGACTGCTAGAGTTTTAAAAAATAGATACTCAGGTGAAACTGGTGTTGCTTGTGATTTAGTTTACAACAAAGATACTGGTAGATTATCTGAAGGAAGTTTTGATGAATGATAAACTTCTAACTAAATTTATTTTATCTTTCTTAATACAAAAACAAGATTACTTAGAACTTAACGATACACAGAAACAAGTGGTCTATCAAACTTGTAAGACCATAATGTTAGCCATTTATAATGCTATTAAATATGAAAATGTTTACCCAGTTATTATGTGTGGTGACGTTGAAGCACAGAAGGTAATTAAAGGAGCTATTAAAAAAGTTTCTGAATTTTTACCAAGTACAGAAAAAATTACAATTCACACAATCCATTAATGCACAAATGTAAACTTTGTAAAAAAGTTGCACACGTAGTTGAGAACAAAGAATACTACTGTGCAAGTTGTGCCTTAACAAAACAACGAAAACATGAAACTAGTAATAGACTTAGAGACAAACAATCTCTTAGAAGAACTAGACAAAATTCATTGTATTGTCTGTAAGGATATAGAGACTAATCAAGTCTATCAATATAATCCTGACAATCTTGAAGATGGTCTACAGTTACTAAAGAAAGCTACAGTTTTAATAGGACACAACATACAAGGCTTTGATTTACCTGCATTAGAAAAAGTATTTAATTATAAATTTGAAGGTCAGGTATATGATACACTTTTAGTATCAAGATTAGTTTACACAAATTTATTAGATAACGATTACCAACATAAAGAACTACCTGCAAAACTATATGGTAGACATTCATTAGAAGCATGGGGTTACAGGTTAGGGTTACGTAAAGGGGACTACCAAGAACACTCTGACTTTACAGAATACAATCAGGATATGATGGATTACTGTGTACGTGATGTTGAAGTTACACATTTATTATTTCAAAAATTATTAAAAGAAAATTACTCTACACAAGCAATAGAGATAGAGCATAACTTTGCCATGTGGATACGGAAACAAGAACAACATGGTATATTATTTGATGAGACGTCTGCTCAGACGCTTTTATCTATCCTAACTAAAAGAAGACTATCGTTAGAAGAAGAACTTTCGGTAGTCTTCCCTAGTTGGAAAAAATCTCTTGGTTTTAAAACTTATAAAAGAGATAATAAAAAGCGTGGTATAACAGCAGGTGTACCAGTTGAACAATTTAAAACAGAAATATTTAATCCTAACTCAAGACAACACATAGCAGATAGATTAATTAATGTTTTAGGTTGGAAACCAAAATCATTTACAGCAACAGGCATACCAGAAGTAAATGAAAAAATTCTAAACGAGTTACCATATCCTGAAGCCAAAAAGATTTCTGAATATTTAATGATACAGAAACGATTAGGCCAACTTAGTGATGGTGACCAAGCATATTTAAAATTAAACAATAAAGGAAAAATCTATGGAAAAGTTAATACTCTCGGAACGTATACAGGCAGGTGTAGCCACAATAGCCCAAACCTTGCTCAATGTGTTGCGTCAGGTTCTCCTTATGGTAAAGAATTTCGTTCCTTATTTATTGCTCCTTCCGATATGGATTTCATTGGTATTGACTTTAGTGGTTTGGAGTTGCGTGTGCTTTCTAGCTACATGGCTTCATACGATAGTGGTGAGTTTCGCCAAAGATTATTGGAAGATGATATACATACCGCAAATCAAAAAGCTGTCGGACTTTCCTCACGTGCTGAAGCTAAAAGGTTTATATATGCTTACATATACGGGTGCGGAAATTCTAAACTCGGTGAAATACTTGGTGTCTCTGTTCAAGAAGCCAAAAGAGTAAGAGCAAAGTTTGAAAAAGAATTACCTGCATTAAAGACATTAGTAGATGCAGTAAAAAATAAATATAGAAACTACGGTTATATAAAAGGTATTGATGGTAGACGTCTAATACCTAAAGCAGAATACAGTTCATTAAATACTTTAATACAAGCGTGTGGAAGTATTTTGGTAAAAATGGGAACTATATTTCTAAATCAAGAATTACACAAAGCAGGATTTAAGTGGGGTGAAGATTATGCAATGGTTCTTCACGTACATGATGAAATGCAATTTTATTGTAAAAAAGAAAAGACAGAACAATTTAAAGAAATAGCAAAAACTATTTTTAAACAAACGCAAGACTATTTTAATTTTAAAACACCTCTTGATGGTGAGATTAAAGTAGGTCGTACATGGAGTGACACACACTAAAGCAAGACCTCATTTTGATAAGGATTTACAATTCGGACAACAATACGAAAATGAACTTCAAGAAATGGTGGAAGGTAAAGTAGAAGTCAAGACAGATAGGTTATGTCAAAAGACAGGTAACGTATTTGTTGAGATAGAAGACAGAGGTAAACCTTCAGGAATAAACACAAGTAAATCTCCATACTATGCTTTTTGTTTATACAAAAGTGAAAGAGCAAAGCAAGTGTGGGTATTGATACCTACAAAAATTCTAAAAAAATTAATGAAGAAGTATCCAATTAAAAATGGTGGTGACCATTGGAAAGCTAGAGGTCACATTATTCCAAAAGAGGACTTGCTGAGTTATGAAAACTAAAAAAATAAATTTACCTGATTTAGATAAAGAAGACTTTCCTTACAAGTTTTATAAGTGTTGGTGGTCAGATATTATTTCTGACAGTTCTTGGAACTCATTAACACATATAGAAAAATCCAAACCTGCGGTGTGTATCACTATGGGTTGGTTAATCAGTACTAAAAATAAAAAGTATGTATTCATTGGAGACATATCTTTTAGTGATGACGGTACTGTAAATGAAGGTGGTAACTCAACTGTTATACCAAAATCAAATGTTCTTAAATTACAGGAGATAAAAATATGACACAATTAACAGATGCTCATTTTGAAGTTCATTCTGCCAATAAAGCTAAAATGAAAAATATGAATGACTTCTATAATAATACAAACAAAGTGATGATAGTAGATGGTGACCTAGTTATTTATAAGATTGCTTCTAGCTTAGAAGAACCTATTGACTGGGGTGATGATGTATGGACTTTACATTCTGACTTAGGAAAAGGTAAAACTATACTACAACAAACTATTAATCATTATAAAGAAAAGACAAAATCAAAAGAAGTTATTTTTGCATTTTCTGATAAAGCTAATTATAGAAAAGAAATAGATAAAGAATATAAATCTTTTCGTAAGAAGATAAGAAAGCCAATATGCTATGCACCACTAAGAAAGTGGACAGAAAATAATTATAACTTTTACACATTACCAAATTTAGAAGGTGATGATGTTATTGGTATTCTAGCTACACAACACTACAAAACTAATAATGTTATTGTATCTGGTGACAAAGATATGAGAACAATTCCATCATGGCATTGTTTTATAGGTGATGACCAACTTGAATATGTAGATGAACAACAAGCAGATAAAAACTTTTGTTTACAAGTTTTAACTGGCGACCAAGCTGATGGTTATAAAGGTTGCGTTGGTGTTGGGCATGTTAAAGCTAATAGACTTTTACATGATAAGTTTACAATAAATGACATGTGGGAAGCGGTCATACAAGAATATGAACGTAACAAACAGTCATACAAAGATGCTTACCATCAAGCAAGGTTAGCAAGAATATTAAGAAATGGTGAATATGATTTCGCTACAAACCAACCAAAATTATGGAGTTTCCAATATGAACACTACAGAGATACTAGACAAGGCAAAGAAGCTAGTTAGTGGTGACCGTCACCAAAAGCATGGTGATAAGGTCGTAAATCACGAAAACATAGCTAGGCTTTGGTCTAGCTATTTACAAAACAAAACTCAGCTAAACATTAATTTAATGCCTGAAGATGTAGCTAACTTAATGATACTTTTGAAAGTAG